CTGAACTTCCGCTCACTGTCACTTCGGCTGACACCCTTGACGTTCTGCTTGCTACGCAAACGGGTACGCTCACTGGTGGTAAGCTCCGTATCTGGGTTCTGCTCATGGACATCGCTGATCTTGGTGCCGATGACCGTGAAGCTAACGAAGTTGACCGCGATCAGCTTGCGTAATAATATCGGGGAGGGTGGCATCTGTTGCCCTCCCCATCTTCACATGTAGGATACGCTTGTGTCAACAACCTTCCTTAACCTCACGAATGAAGTCTTGCGTCGTCTGAATGAGGTTCAGATCGACACTAACGACTTTGGCAGTGTTCGTAATGTGCAGGCTTTGGCTAAGGATGCTGTGAACTCGTCTATTCGTGAAATCTTGCAGGATGCTCAAGAGTGGTATTTTACTCTGCAGACTACTACGCAGACACTTGTTAGCGGCACGGGTGTCTACAGCTTTCCTGCTGACTACTCTAAGGCTGATTGGGATACCTTCTACATTCGTGAACTGAATGACACCAATCTGCCGCAGCGTCTTGTGCTGCTTACATATGATGAATATATCAAGTATCATCGTCCTCTTGAGGATCAAGCAGGCAGTGGTGGCTACGCTGTGCCTGTTTATGTTTACATGACGCTTGATCAAAAGTTTGGTGTTTCTCCGTTGCCCAATGCGGCATACGTTGTAGAATACCGCTATTGGAAGTTTCCTTCTGATCTTGTACTTGCTGCAGATACTTGTATCATCCCCGACAGGTTTAAGCATGTCATCATTGATGGTGCCATGATGTACATGATGCAGTTCAGGTCTAACGATCAGTCGTATGCGTTCTATCGTGACAAGTTTGACAAAGGTATCAAAATGATGCGCAGGCTTCTTGTTGATCCGCCTCTGCGTATGGATACCACAATCATTACTCGTCCTACTCGTGTTGGTTTCTATTCAACTGACGGCTTCTGATGCCTGATAATCTCCGCACCTTTGCTGCAGTCTGCAATGGCGGCTTGATTAAGAATCAAGACCCGCTTACGCAAGCATCGCAGCTATCTGGTAGTGCTATTCGGCTTATCAACTATGAGCCTGCGCTGCAAGGTGGCTATCGTAAGATCAACGGCTATCTCAATGACTATGGCACTCTGCCGGGAACTGGTAAAGTATTAGGTGTAGCAGTTAATGGAAACATCAATCAAGGTATCTTTGGCTGCAGGAAGCCGTCCTCAGGCAACAACTACCTTCATTGGTTTAATCATTACTACACAGTATCTGTTACTGCTGGCACTGGTATTAGTTTCACTGTAGGTGAGACACTCACTGCTGTAGTCAGTTCTGGTGATCCTACTGCTACTGCTGTAACTGGTGTAGTGATTGCCAAAGCTGCAGATAGCCTCACTGTAAACTTTGGTCGCATTCCTTCTGCCGTGTTTGCTACAAACAACGTCATCACTGGTGTTACGTCTACGTTTAGCAGCACTGTTACAGCTACGCCCACAGTCATAGGTTGGACTGCCGTTACGACTACTGGCTCTCCTACGATGACAGGTGTTGATCTTGTTCGTTTCGTGAGCTACAACTGGACACAAGAAGTCTTTGTGCTTACGGATGGCATCAACCCTGCTGCCAAATATGACGGCACTACCTATACGCAGATTACGGCTACCAATGCTCCTACTGCACCTAAGTATGCTGCAGCTTTCTCTAACCATCTGTTTCTAGCAGGGGATGCAACAGAGCCTTACAACCTGTTCTTCTCTGCCCCACTTGATGAAACAGATTTTAGCCCTGCCAATGGTGCTGGTGTCATCAATGTAGGCTTCACTATTGTACAGATCAAGGCATTTCGTGATCAGCTTTACATCTTTGGGCAGCGTGAGATTAAGCGTCTTGTAGGCACTGACATTAGCAACTTTGTTGTGCAGCAAGTTACGTCTGATCTTGGTTGCCTTGCCAGTGAAAGCGTGATGGAATTTGGTGGAGACATTCTGTTTCTTGGCCCTGATGGTATACGTCCTGTATCTGGTACATCAAAGATTGGTGACGTTGAACTAGAAACTGTGTCGCGTGAGATTCAAGATATCTTTGAACTCTACACTCGCAACGAAGACTTGAGCAAAATTCGTACTGTTGTTCTGCGTAAGAAGTCACAGTTCAGGCTGTTCTTCGATAACGCTGAAGCTCTGTCGATCATGGGTGCCATTCGGCAAAGTCCTGCTGCTCAGTCTACATTTGAGTATAGCCAGCTTACAGGTATTGGTGTTACTTGTGTGGACAGCGGCTACATTGGTCAGTTTGAGTTTGTCATTCATGGTGACAACGCAGGCAAAGTCTTTAGGCAAGAACGTGGCTACACCTTTGATGGTGACGAAATCTTCAGCCTTTATCAGACGCCATACTTCTACATGGATGATCCTGAAGTTCGTAAAGTCTTTTATAACCTCAAGACATACATGTTGTCAGAAGGTCAAACTACAGTTAGTGTAGGCATCAACTTCAACTATGGTGACTCTGAGGTATCTGTGCCTGCGAACTACAGTGTTAACACAGCAGGCGCTGCAGCAATCTATGGCATTGCTACCTACGATACTACAGACATTTACGATGGCAACCCTTCACCTGTACGCAAAACTAATATTGCAGGATCAGGTGACTCAATGTCAATATCCTTTGTGACTAACAATACGACGCCAAGCCACACTATTCAAGCCCTTACGATTACGTATGGTCTGGCAGACAGGAGATAACAGATGAGCGGCTATACGCGGCAATCCACTGCAGACATTATCCCTACCGCAGTAGTTCGTGCTGCGCCGATTAACGCTGAGTTTAACGCTCTTCGTGACGCCTTTGATTTTGACGCTACTGGCTCTACAGGCCACAAGCATGATGGCACTGCAGATGAAGGCTCGTATGTTCCGCTTATTGCTGACATTGATGGCCTAAACAAAGTTGTCATCGACACTGCCAACAATCGAGTTCAGTTCTTTGTTGAAGTATCCTCTGCAGCTACGGAGCAGCTTCGTATTCAAGATGGCGTTATTGTTCCTGTAACAGACAACGACATTGATCTTGGCACCAGTGGTGTCGAGTTCAAAGACCTGTATCTCGATGGCACAGCCAAGATTGATACACTGACTGTTGATGAGAATGCTACCATTGCTGGCACTTTGGCTGTTACTGGTAATGTCACTCTCACTGCTGACCTGACTGTCAATGGTAACACTACAATCGGTGATGCTGCTACGGATACTGTAACCATCACTGCTGATGTCGCGTCTCCTCTGATTCCTTCTGCTGATGACACATACGACATTGGTGCTATCGGCTCTGAGTGGCGTAATCTTTACATTGACGGCACTGCTAACATTGACAGCCTTGTTGCCGATACTGCTGATATCAATGGTGGCACTATTGATGGTGCTGTAATTGGTGGCAACAGTGCTGCTGCTGGTAGCTTCACCACGCTTGCTGCTTCAAGCACGGCTACTCTTAGTGGCAATGCTACTGTTGGTGGCACACTCGGTGTTACTGGTGCAACAACTCTTAGCAGCACTGTGGCTGTAACTGGAACTGCAACCTTCAATGGCAACACTGTCATTGGCAGCGATGCTTCTGATACTGTTACAATCAATGCTGATGTTGCATCTAACATTCTGCCTTCTGCTGATGACACGTATGATCTTGGTGCAGTAGGATCAGAGTGGAAAGATTTGTTCATTGATGGCACAGCCAACATTGACAGCCTTGTAGCTGACACTGCAGACATCAATGGCGGTACGATTGATGGAACTACCATTGGTGGCTCTACTCCTGCAGCCATCACTGGTACTACTATCACTGCAAACAGCAGCTTTGTGGGCAACCTGACAGGTAACGTCACATCAAGCGGCACCAGTTCATTTGCCACTGTTACTACAAGTGGAAATGTCACTATTGGTGGTGATCTTACTGTCAATGGTACAACCACCACAATCAGCACCACGAACACTGTCGTAGAAGATGCTATCATTGAACTTGCTCATGGCACCACTGGCTCACCTACAAGTGATGCAGGTATTGTTATTGAGCGTGGCACTGAGGCTAACGCATTCATTGGCTTTGATGAGAGTGCAGACAAGTTTATCGTAGGCACGGGCAGCTTCACTGGTGCATCCACTGGTGATCTTACGATTACTACAGGCACACTTGTAGCTAACATTGAAGGTAACGTGACAGGCAACGTCACTGGCGACCTCAGCGGCAACGTCACGGGTAACGTAACTGGCAACTTGAGTGGCAACGTCACTGCAGCTACAGGCACTAGCTCGTTTGCTACGATTGACTTTGATGACATCACAGACGGCACCATTACCATTGCAGGCTTTGTTGACGAAGACAACATGGCCTCAGATAGCGCCACGCTTATCCCTACGCAGCAATCAGTCAAAGCCTACGTTGACACTGTTGCAGGCTCGGCTAACAATGTTGTAGGACTGACTGCAACTGGTGCTGAACTCAATGTGCTGGATGGTGATACTGTGCCTGCCAGTGTCACACTTGTTGGCACTGATGGCTTCCCTGTCAATGATGCAGGTGTAACAAAGCTGGCACTCATCAGTGACATCAATACCTACGTTCAAGGCAACATCACGTCGCTGAGTAACGTGACACTGACTACGCCTACAGTGTCTGGGCTGTATCTGTCTGATTCAGGCTTTGTGGTAGAAGGTTCGTCTGCTGATGCAAACGAGACTACTGTAACCTTTACAAACCCTACTGCAGATCGTACTATTACATTCCCTGACAATACGGGAACTGTGCTGCTTGATACTACAGCCTTGACAGCACTCGGAATTACTGCTAGTGTAACTGAACTAAACTACGTTGATGGCGTGACATCTGATATTCAAACACAGCTTAATGCTAAAGTGACGACAGGCAAGGCGGTTGCTCTTGCGCTCATTTTCGGATAAACTATGCTTTCAGAAGAAACACGCCGGAAGATGAGTGAGTCTGCTAAGCAAAGGGGCAAGTTCAAGGTTTGTCCTATTTGTGGCGAAGACGACAGAGAAAAATTTTACCTTGACAAAAACGGAAACAAGACTAACGCCAACTGCAAGGAATGTCACAAAAAGCAGTGCAACGAGAGATGGCATTCTATGTCTCCGTTGGAAAAACAAGGTAGTAGGGTCTTAGCTCTCTACGGAATTACAAAAGAACAATACTTTGAAATGTATGAAAAGCAAGAGGGCAAGTGCGCCATCTGCGAAGAAGTACCTAAAACTAAAAGACTACTCCATGTAGACCATTGTCATTCAACAGGAAACGTACGAGGTTTATTGTGTAGTCTGTGCAATACTGCTCTAGGCTCTTTTAGAGACAATACTGCTCTATTGACGCGGGCTATAGAATATCTCGGGAGAAATCAAGATGACCGCACCTAACCTTGTTAATATAGGAACAATCACTGCTAAAGCTGCAGTGGTTGATCTTACCACCACTAATGCGACCCTTGTTGTTGAAAACCCTGCTGCCAGCAACAAGGTGTTCAAGATCAATTCACTCATCGTGTCTAACGTAGACGGCACTAATGCTGCTGATATCACTGTCAGCTTCTACAGCGAAGACAACATTGGTGGCACTGCCACTGAGATTGTCAGCACTGTGTCTGTGCCTGCTGATGCCTCTCTTGTTGTGATTGACAAGAATACGTCAATCTATCTAGAAGAGGATCGCAGCATTGGTGCTACTGCAGGCAGCGCCAGTGATCTGAAAGTTATCGTGAGCTACGAAGAGCTTAGCTGATGTCTCGTAATGGCGGCATCCTTAGTGGCGGCTTCAACGGCCTTCGTGCGCCGAATGCACCTACTATTACAGGTGTTACTACAAGCATCGGCTCTGCGTCTGTCGCCTTCACCGCGCCCTCTGACACGGGCGACGGGGCGATTTCGTCTTATGTGGTGACTGCTGTTGACGAGAGCAGCGGTGCTTCGACGGGCGTTTCCGGCGCGTCGTCTCCGATCACTGTGTCGCCTCCTGCTGGCGGCACGTTCAAGATCAGGATGCAGGCGCTGAACCCCTACGGGCCGGGTCGGCTGACGGAGTATGATACGGGGAATGTGATCTATTCCGGGGCGGAGTTGTATGCGTGGGGCGGCAACGCGAGTGGCCGAGTCGGCCAAGGAGACACTATATCTCGTTCCAGCCCTGTTCAAGTAGGAGCTTTAACTACTTGGTCGCAGGTTTCGGCGGGATACGGGGCGGTTGCTGTAAAAACTGACAATACATTGTGGGCTTGGGGGTACAACGGCAGCGGCCAAGTTGGCGACGGCACTGTCGTCATGCGCTCCAGCCCTGTTCAAATTGGCGTTTTAACAAATTGGCTTCAGACTTCAGCAGGTAATATACACAGTGCTGCTATCAAAACAAACAGCACTTTGTGGGCATGGGGTAATAACGGAAGTGGCCGTCTCGGTGACGGCACCACTGCTAACAAATCTAGTCCTGTCCAAATTGGCGCTCTGACAAACTGGTTTTATGTTTCGGCAGGCAACAACCACACATCCGCAATAAAAACAGACGGTACTATTTGGTCTTGGGGTCGTAACAACAACGGCCAACTGGGTGATGGCACTGTTGTAGACAAGTCTAGTCCTGTTCAAGTAGGCGCATTGACTAACTGGTCACAAGTTTCGGCAGGCAACGGCCACACCGCTGCTATCAAAACTGACGGCACTTTGTGGGCTTGGGGCCTTAACAACAACGGTCAACTCGGCGACAATACAATAATCGAGAAATCCAGCCCCATTCAGGTCGGGGCGTTAACGACTTGGGCGCAGGTAGATACAGGAACCTCTCACACGGTTGCCATTAAAACGAGCGGCACAATGTGGGCATGGGGCCAAAACAGTAGCGGCCAAATAGGTGATGGCACCGTTATAAACCGTTCAAGCCCTGTTCAAGTAGGTGCATTGACCAACTGGTCACAGGCTTCGGGTGGGTTAGATCACACTGCTGTTATTAAAACCGATGGCACTCTTTGGTCGTGGGGAAATAGCAGCACGGGAGAACTTGGCGATGGTAGTGTTGTGGGCAAATCCAGTCCTGTCCAGATCGGCGCTCTTACAAATTGGGCATTTGTTTCAGCGGGCGAAAACTTCACTCTCGCCCTCTACGGAGTAGTCTAAAATGCCGAACTTCTCCGGGGTCGCTGTGTATACTCCTCTCAAGGACGGTCAGTTCTACGGCTACATCCACGCCAAGCCTGACGGCACGCCGTTTTACGTTGGGAAGGGCCACGGACGCCGGATGCTGAACTTCACGAAGCGCAACCCCCACCACAAGAACGTTGTGGCGAAGTACGGCAGAGAAAACATCCTGATGGGCAAGCTTGATTGTTCGTCGGAAGAGATCTCGTTTGAGTTGGAAAAGGGCTTGATCGCCTGCCTGCGGCGGATGAATGCTCCTCTCGTGAACAGGACGGGCGGTGGTGAAGGCGTGACTGGCTTCCCTCTCTCGAAGGAGCATAGGGCCAAGATATCCGCGCTTATGACTGGTCGCCCCGGCAGGCCGCGCACGCCGGAAGCTTTGGCTAAGTTCAGGGCCACGAGGCTGGGCTACAAGCCTAGTGAGCAGGCCAAGGCGAACATGCGCGCCGCTGCGCTGAGGAAGGCACCACCTAGTGAAGAGACCCGAGCCAAGCTTAGTGCCGCTGGGAAGAACGTCTCGAAAGAGAGCCGCCTCAAGCGCGGTGCTTCGATCCGAGCGTACTGGGTTAGGAAAAGACTTGCGGCACAGCAAGAGGTAGAGAAAAATGCCTAATTTTTCCGGGGTCTGGAACTTAAAGGATCAGGTGCAGGCCATCGCTGCGGGGCGGTGGACGGGGTTGCCGACGTTCGAGTTGTATGCGTGGGGCTTGAATGCCAACGGCCAAATTGGCGACAACACCACTCAAAATAAATCAAGTCCTGTTCAGGTTTCCGTCACTGACTGGTCGCAGATTTCGACGGGTACAATCCACACGATGGCTCTCAAAACAGATGGTACTATGTGGGCATGGGGATCGGGAAACAATGGTCGGCTTGGTGACGGCACTGTTGTAAGCAAGTCCAGCCCTGTTCAGGTTGGCAGTCTTACAGACTGGTCTCAGGTTGCGGCGGGCAGTCTGCACACCCTTTCCGTCAAAACAAATGGTACTTTGTGGGCTTGGGGGTTTAACGCTGATGGACAACTCGGGGAGGTCGCCCGAGTTGCGAGGTCTAGTCCTGTTCAAATCGGTGCCTTGACCACATGGTCTCAAGTTGCAGCGTGCATTAGCCACAGCGTTGCCGTTAAAACAGATGGCACTCTGTGGGCTTGGGGCCGCAATAATTTAGGACAACTAGGCGACGGCACAGCCAGCAACCGTTCCAGCCCTGTCCAGATTGGCGCGCTTACGGATTGGTCGCAAGTGTCTGGCGGGGTGTATCATAGCGTTGCCGTTAAAACAGATGGCACTCTGTGGGCTTGGGGTCGAAACAACGCTGGTCAGTTGGGGATTCCTGACACAGGTTCAGAAAAATCCAGCCCTATTCAAGTCGGCGCTTTAACCAATTGGGCCTTGGTTAGCGCAGGCACGAACACGAATGTTTCGGTTAAGGCTGACGGCACTCTGTGGGCTTGGGGTCAGAACAGTGAAGGAGAGGTTGGTGACGGCACTATTGTAAGCAAGTCCAGTCCCGTACAAATTGGTGCATTAACAACATGGTCTTCCGCTTCTATTGGGTACAGAACGGGTGTGGCCCTTAAAATCGACGGCACTCTATGGACTTGGGGTAGAAACCTTGAGGGTGCTATTGGCGATGGAACTACTGTCAATAGATCCAGCCCGGTTCAGATTGGAAGTCTTACTTCGTGGTCAGTTATTCCACAACATGGAACTAATGCGAAACATGTTGTATCTATCTTCCAAGGCACCACTAACTAATGCAAAAAACCTTCCACTTCCTCTCTGGCCTCCCCCGCTCTGGCAGCACGGTGCTGTCTGCCCTGCTGAACCAGCACCCTGACGTTCACGCTTCTCCGACGAGCGGCATGGGCGAGGTGATGTTCAACACGTTCAAGGCGTGGCAGGGCAGTTCGGCAGAGCAGGCCGCACCCGACGAAAACCAGATCAAGGCCATACTGCGCGGCATCATGCAGGCGAAGTACGCGGCCATCGAAAAGCCTGTCATCATCGACAAGGCGCGCAACTGGGCCGAGGTGTCGAGCCTCAAGGTGCTGCACGACCTTCTGGGCCGCAAGCCGAAGATCATCGCCACTGTTCGTAACGTCGAAGACTGCGCGGCCAGCTTCGTGCGGATCGCCAAGCCCAACGACCTCGAACAGTTCCTGCGCAACAGCGACCTTATCTCGCACCTCAAGTCGTCCTATCAGGCTCTCTGCACGGGCTACATCTACGACAAGGACTGCTTCCTGATCGTCGAGTACGAAGACCTGCTTGAGGAGCCTCAGAAGCAACTGCGCCGCATTGAAGAGTTTCTCGGGCTGTCTGCCTTCGACTATGACCTGCACCATTTGGACGAGACTGCGCCGAAGGAGCGGGATGAGGAAATCTGGCAGGTGCCGGGGCTGCATGACGTGAAGCCCGAGTTGAAGAGGCAGCACAACCAAGACAGCCGCGACGTTCTGGAGCACATGTACCAGAACTTCGTGCAGCCCTGCTTCTGGCGCGAGAAGCCGCTGACGACCGAGATGATCCACCCGCTCGACATGCAGTTGGCTGCGGGGCTGATCGGCGACTTTGAGAAGGGCGAGAAGATCGCGCAGGAGTTGGCGATCAAGGAGCCGAAGAACCACCGCGCGGCCTTCAATCGCGGCTGGTACGAGATGCGGAAGGGGCACCTTCTTGACGGCATGATGTTGCTGAATAGAGGCCGCATTGAAAAAGTATTCGGCAATGAAAAGCCTAATGTGCCTACACCTTTGTGGAATGGCGAAGGCAACAGCACTGTGCTGCTTAATCTTGAGGCAGGC